TGTTTTGGTGTTTACTATGCCTAAAAAATTCACTTTCCTTTCACCTTTAATATAATTGTATGGCGAATCCTAATAATGCTGGAATTGTTGGAACTTCTGATGTGATGGAGTGGTATGATCGTAATGCTCCAACTCATTTTTGGTCTGTTACTGATTCAAAAGGAAGGTTTATATTTTTAAATGTTGAAAATGATGAAAATATATCCAGGGAAAAATTGGAAGCTAACATAAGAGCTGCTGAATCCCAAGGTATTGAAGCAACATACACATTAAATATATATCCAAAAGTTCCAAAATGCGGTTATTATTCAAAAAGGGATGAACCAATGGTTGTATGTGTATTTAGACCAACTGCATTTAATCCAATTTCTTACCAACCAATGAATCAAATGGGTTATCCTGGTCAACCTAATTTGATGACAGAAATTAATGCTTTGAGGTCTGAAATTGCTGCTTTGAAGATGCAACAGGAAATTGATGACCAGGATGATGATGATGATGAACCGGAAGAAAACTTTTTATCTGGTTTGATCAAATCACCACAAATACAGACAATGATTCTTTCACAACTTTCCAGCTTATTCGCACCTGGTCAAAAGGTTACGCATGTTGCTGGAATACAACAAACGGAAACCATGACAAATGAAACCGAAATAGAAAACGAAGAACGCATTTATAATGCAGTTGAAAGACTGAAGGCAGTTGATGACCAGTTGGCAAGTGATCTTGAATTGCTTTGCGAGATGGCGGAAACTGATAAATTTCAGTTTAACTTTCTTTTAAAAATGTTAAGAAAATAAGATATGCCGGAAATTACTGCTGACAAGATTATTGGAAAAACACTATTTGCCAAAAAAGATCTGACCAGGTTAAATTCTGCCCTGGTTAAAATTGGAACCATTGTGAAAGGATCACCAGTGGGGCAAGTTTATTCATATATTCAAAGAGGTGGTAAAGTATATTGGCAGTTTATTGACTTTAACAACAAGCCTTATTTTATTGAACATACTCCTGATAGCTTTAAGTTTACAGGGGATGTAAAACAGGCAGTTGAGCAACAAAAAAAGGATGTTGAAAAAATACAAAAACAAGAAAAGGGATCTATTCCGTTCTATATTGAAAAATATGGTAAGTTGATCCTGTTATATGGTATAGGTGCATATTTGATAGCAACTTACATAAAATCAAGAAAATGAAAAACAAAGGGTTAATTTATATCCTGTTAGCTGGTGGTGCAATTTTGTTGCTTTCTATGCGAAAAAAAGGCGGTGGTCGCGTAATTGTACCGGAACCTGAAAAAATTACTGCGGAACAATTTGCTAAACCATCTTTGCTACAAAAAGTAAGCAAGGCAGTGAAAAAAGTTGCTCCAGTGGTTAAAAAGGCAGCCGCAACTGCTAAACAAAGAAAAGCAGCTAAACAAGTTGCTCAAGCCTTGAGTAAAAGATCAATCCTTCGCGGTGTTGGTCAATTTCCTGATATGTGCTAAATAAAACAGTATGCAACCACAACATTTGAAAATTAATATCCAGGATGAAATTTCAGCTGACAAGTTGAAATTAGCATATAATAAACAAAGGTCTGATCGTGCCAGGTATGAACAGGAAAATAGTGTTTCCAAGTCAACTGGGCAGCCTTTCCAAAAATATTATGTAGAAACTAAAGTTTTTTACACTACTGCCAATATCGGATCAGAATGTAATGAAATTACTTTCATAAACAATGGAACTACTGCACTGGTCATTGCTGATGTTCCTTTGCAACCTAACCAATCTTTGAGAATATCAGGAAATAGGGGTGAAATTGATACTACACAATATCAATTAGCTTTTGCAACTCCAATTAATACAGGAAATCAATTAATCGTAATTCGTAAACTTTACATATAATGATTGTATTGGATCTCTCTATACTGAATCAGAAGGGAACTCCAATGTTCAATTCAGATCTGACTGCAAACAGACCAGCTGCTGGTATTGTAGGCAGAATTTTTATTGCTACTGATTCACCTTATGGAATTTTTAGAGATACTGGCACTGCTTGGGATCAGATCTCAAGTGCTGGTAGTGGTGCTACTATTTACACTGGTGATGGTACTTTGACAGGAAACAGGACAATTTCTTCAGGTGGTTTTCAGTTAGTATTCAATCCACAAACCACTTTCTTTTCATCTTTAACTGCTTCAACAAGTGCATCAAGTTTTTCCGTTTTAGGAAGCAATGCTTTAACTTTTGCAGTTGGTTTTTCTTCCAGCAATATTGGAAATGTTTATGGTGCTAATGGTGCAATAAATGCCCAGAACTTTTTAGGAAATGCAACTTTTGCACAGGCAAACCTTGCCAGTGCAATGGTCAATGTAAATAAAATTGATTTTGGTTCAGGTGGTCATACTATTACAATGACACAATCCACTGCACCAGGAATCAGGGCAATGACAGGGGTGCAAAATCAAATTCAATTCACTGGTAGTCATAACGGAACAATATCTCATGCAGCAATAAGTCAAAATTTAGGATTCTTTAGAGAATCAGGATCAACCCGAACTTTGACAATAACCAATGCTTATAGTCTTTTAATTAATCCACTGGATGACTATGGTGCTGGTTTTACTTTTACTAATCGGTGGGGAATTTACCAAGCTGGTGCAAGTGATAACAATTATTTTGCTGGAAAATTATTAATTGGAACAACAACAGCAGGATCTTATCTTTTTAATGTTGTAGCTGGTGAGAGTGTAGCAAGATTAGCTGCTTCATCTAATCCTGGATCTAATCCAAATGTGCTTATTGAAACAATAAATGGAGATAGTGTACAATTAAGATTGCAAAATAATGAAGGAAATTTTAGATTAGTTAGTAATAATGGAACTAATGATATAACAGATTCTACAACTGCTTTGAGTATTCAAAATGGTGTAGTTGGTGTTAGAATAGCTTCTGGGAGTGGTGGTTCTGGTGGTGATAATGCAATGTTATTTGTATCAGGAACAAAAACAGGATCAAACAATTTTGCACGAGGTATTCATATAAACACAATTTTATCAGCTGCTGCAAATAATAATACACTTGTTGGTATTGACATAAACCCATCTTTCAGTGCTGGTGCTTTTACAGGAGTAAATAATATTGGATTAAGGGTTCAAAATGGAGGAGCAATTATTGGAACTACTACATTAAACGCATCAGCTATATTACAGGCAGATTCAGTAACACAAGGATTTTTGCCGCCAAGAATGACTACTGCACAAAAAAATGCAATAGGAACCCCGGCTGCTGGATTGCTCATATACGATACAACATTGAATAAATTGTGCGTTTTTACTACTGCTTGGGAATCAATAACTTCTTTATAAAATAATAAAATGAAATCAATTCAACCAATTCAAATATGGGTAAATGGATCAGTTCAAACTGCATCTTGGATTAATGCCTACATAATTAATGATAATTTGGAATCTTTTGCTACATTTTACTGGGCAATATTTGCAGATGGTTCTGAACCTGATACGCAAGGAAATAAACTTTCTGAAGGAAATCTCACAATAAATGAACCGGATTATTCAGTGTGGGATTCAACTGCTGACATTAATCAGTCAGCTTATGAATGGATCTGTGATCAACTTTCTTTAACTTTGATTCCTTAACAATTTAAAATTTGACAAATGAACGAAAAACAAGCACTTGAAATCATTAAAGCTATTTTGGATCTTGCCACCAGCAAAGGGGTATTTTCAAAGATTGATGAATCCTTTACTGCAATACAGGCATTTAACACAATAGCTGAAAAGTTTAAAGATGAACAGGACAATGCAGTCGCAAACTGATCCAACATATATTGCCACATTTAGCACTATCCTGTTTTCCCTGTTGGGGGTTCAGAATATATCTGAATTGGCAAACATTGTTTTTCTTGGTGCCAGTACAATATCCTGTGCAATTTCAATTTTAGTTGGTATTAAACAACTTAAAAAAAAGTAAAATGAAAAGAATACTAAAGAACATTAAAACTTCATTGTTTGGATCTATTGCTGGTGGTTCCCTGATCTTGGATGGAATTCAGCAAAAAAACTGGGTAACAATTATTGCGGGTATTGCTGCTGCCATTACTGGACTATTGGCAAAGGATAATGATGTCCAATAAGAAAAAAATTTATATCGGTTTAGCCGTTTTACTGATCTTATTATTCGGGAAAAAATTGAGTGCATTAAATATCATTAAAAAGTTTGAAGGTCTTGAACTGACCAGCTACCCTGATACAGGGGGCATTTGGACAATTGGTTTTGGTGCAACGATAAATAAAGATACAGGACAGGCAATAAAGCAAGGTGATAAAATAGACCTTGCAACTGCTGAAAGGTGGTTAAAAATGGATGTTGCAGAACGTGAAAAGAAAATTAAGGCACTTATTAAGGTTCCAGTTACTGAAAATATGAAAGCAGCTATGGTCAGCCTTGCTTACAATATTGGCACTGGTGCATTTGGTTCCAGCACTTTGTTAAGGTTACTTAACCAGGGAGCAGATAAAAAGCTGGTAGCTGATCAGTTTTTAAGATGGAATAAAGTCCAGGGCAAAGAAGTTAAGGGATTGACTAACAGAAGAAAATTGGAGAGGGAACTCTTTTTAAAGTAAGTTTTGGTTAAAGATTTGGTGTTTTAGGGGGAAATTTCCATTTCTCCCTTTTTTTATGCTTAAAATTTGGAATTATCAGAAAAATGTTGATAAATTTAACCCGACAAACGATTTTACATAACATTTAAAACGAAAAACAAATGAAAAAAACTACACTTCAGATCGTTCTGATCGTTCTGCTTT